TGGCGCGATCCGTCAAGGACCGACCCGCAACGCCGGGGGATGCCGAAGCCATGCCGACAAGATTATTCACCAAGCCGAACGCGCCCGGCATGGCTACGTTCGCCAGCGTCGAAAACGGCTTGTCCTGAAGGTCTTGCACAAACTCGCGGGGCTGGTTTCTCGCCCAATCAAACGCACGTTGCGGCATAGAGCGCGGGGAGTATTGGGCCGCTTGCGCTGCTTCGTCGTACATGGGATTGAACGCGGAAATCGTCGCCGAGCGCGTATCGGCTAGGTCATTCGGGTTGAAGCCGAGCGCCTGCTGATCCTGCGGCGAGAGGTCCGCGATCTGCCCGCCACCGGCATCATTCTGGTTGTCAAAGCCGCCGCCGAAGCCGGTTTCCTGACCGCCGCCGCTCCCAGCCTCACCGACGCCCTGATCGGAAAACTCAAGAAGCCCCGTCTTTGGATTGACCGTGCCAGAGCCGCCCAACAGCTTAAGCAGCATTGCCTCGCGCGGGTTGATGTGCGCGACGAGCGTATCCCCTCCGCGCCCGTGGTCATCGAGCTTCGCGGCTACTTTCTTAAGGTGCTTCATGGCTAGATCATCCCGCCAGGTATGAACACAAAGTCAGTCGCAATCCACCCGGCACTAAGGGTCGAAGATGCCGTTTGCATCCGAACCGACGCCGCACGCCCGTATCCGCGAACACCAATCCAGCCATCGTAAATGTCCGCAGCACCGCCCCATATATCCACGTCCCACTCCGCCGTATCCCAAATGCCGCCGCTTGTGGCGAGCGAAGTCGGCACACTCTCGGGCGGGTAAACGCGGAAGTCGGTATTGAGTTCCAGAGCAATCATCGGCGTGCCGTCCGCCTCGAATGTCGGGCGGGCAAGCTTGAATGCTTTGTTCATTCCCGGCTTGCCGAAATACGAGAACGCCTGCAAGGCGTCGGTCGTGATGTTCGATCCAGCGTCCGAAGTCGCCCCGCCGTCAAACTTATAGACCGTGCCGTTAGACGATCCGAAGTAGGCGTCCGAACCTTTCAGCGACCAGCAAATAGCGGGGATATTGACGAACCGACACGGGGCTTTCGTGATCGTGTTGAACGTAATCTGATAAGCCGCCGTCGTGGAAATCGGCACGTTGAGCATGAGCATTGTACGGCGGGGGTAGATGAACGGTTGCCAGCCGTAGATGCTGCCGTAGTCGCGGACGTAATCGTTAAACGCTTTGTTGATTTGCTGAGTAAGCGCGACCTTTTCGGCCTGCGACTTGTCAACCGAGAGAATGGACGACAACGGGACCGCGCCGTCCTCCGTCAGCAGAATGCAATCACCGCCAGCCTTGATGAAGCACCGACGCCCGATGGGCTTGCCGATGAAGAACACACCGATTAGCGCCCACGTATTCGCGCTCGAGGGGTCTGTGCCCTGATAGACAATCGCCTCGCCTTCGGATGTCATAAACACGGCAACGTCATCCAACCCATCGCCCGCGTCACGGGTCCAGGTTGCCATTGCCATGATATAGCCGCCGCGCTTGGCGATGCCGTAAAGCGGAAACTCAGTCGCGGCACCGGAGATCGTGTTGACGGGCAGATACCACGCCGAAAGCGAATCCTTCTCCCCGACCCACAAGCGCCGCTGGTGCGCGTTGATCCAGATGAGGTTTGCTGCCGTGGGGCCGGTTATCGCCGTCGTCGCCCATGTCGCGCCGTCGTAGATGCGGGGTGTATCGACACCGTTAACGCATCGGAGGAACTGACCGCCCGCCGTGCCGAAGTTCACATACTGCCAGCGTGCATTCGTGAGACTGGAAACGACCGCAGCACCCACCGCACCCGCCGACGACACGTCATAGATATTCGTACCAGCCGCCGCAAAGAGTTGCGCCGTCCCGTTGCGCGGAACGTACTCCATCAGGGTTTCAACTGCGGAACCAAGTCCAGTCGCGTGCGATGTGTAACCCGGACGAATCGAAACTTTATCCGTCTGGCAGAACCAGTTATCCAGAATGACCGCGCGCTTCGGCGGCATGTCCGCAAGGGCTTCGCGCGTATCCCAACCTTCTACAGGGGCGGGTATCGTAGACGATACCGCCGCCGCCCGAGATATCGACCGGCTCATACCGACCAATAGCCTTCAGGGACATAGATGCCGGGGCGGCGCGTATCCCATCCACCGGACATATCGAGCGTTACCTTCGGCTTGTTGCCGATCAGGTATTGCCTAATCTGTCCTTCGTAGGTGCCTTGCTCGTCCTGATACGGCTGGCCCGTCGCCTTGAGGAATCGCCAAATGATCCCGAGCGTAAAAAGTTCTTCGGGGATGCGGCCTGTATCCGTGTCCGCCGTCCAGACCGCTTGCGGAGTACCACCGGACGAAGCGCAGTAATTCGAGGAGATGTATTCAAACGCGAACGTCTGCCCCGCTGCCGGAACGGGCTGCACGAGAATGTCCGAGCCGTAGAACGTATAACAGTCCACAATCGGGGACGAAGACATAGCCTTAAGCGTCTGCCAGTCCTGCGACGTTAGCGGTCCCTTCAACTGACGACGCGCCGAGCGGTTCCAGAAAGTCTCGTTGATAAACCGCACGAGGTCGGTCGGGACCATGCCCGTTTGTGCCTCTTGTGCAAGGGTCGTAAATGTCGATTGCGTGCGAAGCTGCTGCCACTCCCCGCGCTTCGGGAGTTCAAGACCCTCTTTCTTCGCCAAACGAAAAAGATGCTGCACTTCCGCATCGGACGAGCCGACAACCGCAGAAGGACGGCGAATCTGTAGTTCGTCGGTCGCGTCTTGGACTATGGAAAGCAGCGTCAACGCAATCTCCTGCTAGGCCGCTTCGGCCTTCGGCGGACGCCCACGACGCGGCATGTTGTTTGCCGCTGCGAGCTTGTCCATGTTCTCGATCACTTCCGCGAGTTGCTGGCGAAGGTCCGCAATTTCTGCGTCCTTCTGCGCTACAGCCTCCGCAAGCGGGGCCATGTCCTTCTTCGCGGATACAAACGCGCGTGCCTTATCGCGAAGGGCCAGCGCACCCATGCCGACGCGGTTCATGTCCGCATCGTTCATGCCCGCAACATCCTCAACCGTGCGAAGATGCAGCGCCTTGAGCCGATCCGCCTGTGCGGGATTTACGCCGGGCCATGCCGAAAGCGGAGTGCCATCGGTCGGCTCTTCCTGACCCTTGAGCCAGGATTTATAAGCAGGCTCGATGATATCCCTCATCGCGCCGTCCTTGAACGAGCGGGCGACCTTCTCGCAGGTCGTCGCGCCGTTCGTGCCCTTCTTTACCCACTCGACCATGTGGACTTCACGAGGCTCGCCGGGCTTTCCCGCCACATCCTCGTACTCGATCCAAAAGCGGAGAACGGCGATGTTCGGGCGTTCTCGGTTGTACGCGCTGTTGTCGATGTCCATTGTTTCGGTTCCCTCCGAAAAAAGAAAAAGGCGGGAGGCCGAAGCCCCCCGCCCGAAATGCCCGTTAGTCCGGGCAGGTGACGAGAACGATCTTGGCCGAATGATCGACCGCAATCGCGCAGATGTGGTCGGTGACGAGGGCCGACACGTCGAGCGTGCCGTCCGTCGAGCCAACCGGGGTCAGTGCGTTGCCGTCAGCGCCAGCCGTCAGCGCCGTGGTGAGCGTTGCTACGCCGGAAATCTGAATCCAGCCGTATTCGCCCGTAGCGATGACGGCCTGAAGGACGCCAGCGCCGACGTTTGCCGAGTCCGACAGGTCCGACGTGACAATCGAGGTCGATCCAGCCGAAACGCCGCCCGGTGCGTAGTAGTAGGCGAAGTTGCCAGCCGCAGCGGCGACCGCACCGGCCCCGCTGTTGTACTGCACAAGCTTGTACTTGATGCCCGTGTTGTCCGTGTAGATGTCACCGAGAGCGAAGCCCGCGCCCGGCGTGTTGCTGTTGAGAGACGAGTACGTCTCGGACAGCTTGGCTCCAAAAGTCGCCATGTGTTTTTACCCTTTCCGAAAAGAAAAGGGCGAGGCCCGAAAGCCCCGCCCCTGTTGGTTTACGCAGCTATTAGGCCGCGTCGATGAGGATACCCTGGAGGCTGCGGTTGGAGCAGACAAGCTGACCCATCCACAGAACAGGGATAACAACGCCGTCCTGGTTCACCGAGAACTTCTCGTCCATCGTCGTCCACTTCGCATCGCGGTGTTCGACGAGTTCGAGATAGTTGGTGTTCAGGAAGTACATGCGCTCGCCGGTCGTGGCGAAGTTCGTGTTCGAGTCGAAGATGACGTCCGAGTCCACGTACTTCAGCGAGCGGAAGCCCGCCGTGGCGCTGTCGCTGTCGGCGTAACGCTGCAAGTCCTGAAGGCTCTCCCAGTACATCGCGAAGAAGTCATGGGTCGAGACCACGAGATCCGGCTTGTCCGCACCACGAACGAGGTCGAGATAAAGGGTGTTCATAAAACCCTTGATGTTCGACTTCGTGACGAGGTTCGTGCCAGTCGCCTCGAGGAACTTGTTGCGCCAGAACGTGTAGGTCGTGGAGTTGATGCCGCCGACCGTGCCCTGACCGTTCGTCTGGATGATGTGCGAGAGACCGCTCATCTGGTTGGTCAGAGCGCCCGACGAATACAGATCGACGCTCATGTTGTTGGCGGCGGTACGCATGGCGTTCTTCAGGCGAGCGGCAGCCAGATCGATAAGCTGCTCCTTGCCGGAGTTCATGCGGAGTTCTTTGCCCGAGGCCACGATGTTGATCGCAGCCTGCACCCAGTCGTACTTAGCGGCGGTGAGAACGTCCGACGCGTTGACGTTCAAGGTATCAAATCCTGAATAGCGCTGAAAAGTGCTATTTTCCGCATAATCCAGTGGGCGAACAATCTCATAGCCGCCCGAGAGCGACTTGATCTTGCCGCGCTTCTTCAGGCGCGAGTACAGAGCGTTGTTGGTCGAGACGTTGTCCGACACTTCCGTCGGGTGGTTCCGAAGCGTCGTGGTGACGATTTCGGTAAACGTGCTGTTGGGGCTAGGCATGGCCTATGTCCTTATGAGGTGGGGTTAGGCCGCGTTAAAGATACGATCAGCCGTCTGGCGGACCGTTTCTTCCATAGACTTGGGCGTGGACGGGGAAGCCCCCACGGTGCCGCGCGTGGCTACGTTGGTCTGCGCGACCCGTCGTGCTTCTGACGCTTTCTTCTCGGCTTCTGCTTTGCGTGCGGCTTCCTGCGCGGTCTGCTGTGCGGCAAAGACCTTCGCGCGGGTTTCCGGGTTGGCGTGGACCGCCCGGTCGTAAGCCTCTTTCAAAACCTGATCAGGCGACAACTCAGGGCGCGTAGCCTTGAGATGCGACACCATCGGAAGCATGTCGGCTTCGACCGCTTCATAGTGTTCGTTCACCGGATCGGACTTGAACCGCTCGATAAGCGAGAGAATATGCGTCTGCTTTTCCTGCTGTTCCGCCTGTACGCGGGAATTCAGGAAGCGTTCCGTCTGCTCAAGCCGCTGCTGTAGCGCGGCAAGGTTGGGGTCCAGTGGGGCTTGATAGCCCTGCTGTGCCCCGGTTTGGACACTGCCGAGGTCGATCCCGTACATGCGGGCAATCTCGCGGATTGCCTGCTGTGGGTTGGTTCTAAGCGCCTCATCTGCCGCCGCGAGGTTCGACACGTATTGCGCGGGGTGAATGTTGTTCACCCTCAAACGCGCTTCCACGGGCCGCAACGCTTCCGCAATCGGAGCGAGATTGCCTAGTTTGCCTTCGTACTCGGCTTTAAGTTTTGCAACGCCGTCCTGCTGCTGTTTCTCGCGCAACGCGACATAATCGCGAAGAGCGGGATCGGCTTTATCCAGGAGTGCGCGCTTGTCTGCCGCCCAGCTTGTCGGTGCCGACACAACGGGCTGCGGTTCCGCCTTTGTAGGGGCGGGATTTGGTTCGACGGGAGCGGCCACAGGGGGCGCTTCTGCCGTCTTGGTTTTCTCGATAAACTTGCCATCGGGGCCGCGTAACCTGTCCGGGTTGGACGAAGGAACGGGCTGCTCGCTCTCATGCTCAACCGATGGAAGGCCCGCGCCCTCTGGGAGGGACTCAGCGGGGGCGGACGCCTCGGAGGCCGCGATCTTGTCGAACGCGGCGCTCATGGTTTCTTCGATAGAAGGCTTCTCGGCGGGCGTTGTCGCGCCCCCGTTGGCAACGTCGGTCATTTGGTCCCTCTGGTTAAGCGCCGATAGTCGTCGGCAATCTCACGGGCTTGGCGAGCGGATCACCGCCAACTTCCAAGCCGCGTTTCTTCGCAAACTCTGCATTCCGATAGACCGGCTTGAACTCGGATGGGTCAACCTCACGCGAGCCGGAACGCTTCAAATCTTCACGTCGAGCAGCGCGGCCATCCACCGCTTTGCCCGTGACAGGCGAAATGTACGTCGGCGTATCACTGATAATGAAAGGCCCGACGCGCGGTGCCTTTTCCAGAGTTGCCACGTCCACCCAATCATTCCCGCCCCATATATATTTGGTCATGACAGCAGCAGAATCGCCTCTTCGTCGTCGAGTTCGCGCAAGTAGTTATCGCGTGCAATCAAGGCCGCTTCGTATGCAGCCAGAACCACGCGCGTTGCTTCTATGTCCGCAGCCAGTGCCGCGAAGTCGATTGCCGATACCGGCGGAAGTCTTGTATCCGATGCCGCAGCGTGCGGGGCGACGGCGGCGCGGATTTCCGCAACGTCCGCAACCTCGATAAGCTCGCCATTCAGGATGGCGTAGGCCCGCTGTAGTTCGGCCTTCCAGTCTAGGTCTTTGCGTTCCCACTCAAGGCCGCGCTTCTTGCGCTCGCCCTTTGCATACGGGATGAAACCGCCCGTGCCGGTCGTCGGCGGGGTCGGCGGCGGAATGTATATCTGGAATGCGTCATTCTGAAACGCATCAGCCTGGAACGCCGTCGAGAACGTCATTACTCAAGCCCGCAGAAAACCGCTTGTTCCTCGTCAATCCTGCGATAGATCAAACCGCTAAACACACGCTCCGTGCCGATGACCCATCCGCCGCCGTCAACCACAGTCCCGCCAAGTTCGCCCGCCGAGAGGTGAACCATCGGACTTACTCGAAATAGCCGTTGATCGTAATCATGCCGCGAATGACCTGTGAGCCGGTCGCGGTGCCAATCGGAACGCGGACGATGCCGTTGACGCGCGTACCGGGGGCGACGACCACGGGGGCGTCAAGGTTCACGTTGATTGGCGTTGCCTGCGCGCCAGCGACCGCGCCGACGATGAACGACTGGATACCGAGCGGGATGCGCCGGAAGGCCCTTGTCGCTGCCGTCAAGCTGTCCGCCGTCGCCAAGTCCGCAGCCGTGCCGCCGACGCCAAGCGCCCAAAAGAGCGTCGTCGCCGTTGTCGCAACGGCAGCACCCGTGTTTACCGTGTCGATACGAACGCCGCGAATGACGAGGTTCTTGCCGGGCTGCGTGACTGAACCAGCGGGAACAAGATAGGTGAAGATCACGAAGTCGGTTTCCGCGCCAGCCGGTGCGGCGAACTGGTACAGACCGCCAAGCGTGGCGAGCGTGTTAGCGCCAGCACCGTTGTTCGCGAGAACGATAGACGCCGGGGCGGCGCTGTTTGTCCACGTCGCGGACTGCGCTGCGGTCGCACCCGGAGGAATCTGGTGCGCGCCCAGTTCCATTCCGGCCATCTGCGTATCCCAAGGGCGGTTCGTCGCAATATCGCCCATCGAGACGGATACTTCGGCAATGCGAAGCGACTTGCCCGCCGACGCCGTACCGCTGTTGAACAAGCGGGCGACAAACGGAAGTGCGGGCGAGCGCGTGACGCCGTGGCCGGTGTATGTCGTGACGGCGGTAAGACGGGCGCGGAAGATACCGTCGATCCAGAATTCAACGTCCTCATCGTTCATCACGATGAGGTATTCGCCGCGCTCGTTGTCGGAAATCTTCGTAAGCGCGGGGGTTTCGGTTTCGACGCTGTTGTTATTCAGCACGCCGACTAGATCGCCGTTGAGCTTCCAGCGGAAGAACACGCCATCGGTTGCCGTCGCCGTCGTTAGCGCGTAGCCAAGCCCGATATCGCATTGCGCGTTCGTGGCGGTCTGGTTTACGCCGATGGCTGCAAAATAGAGATACGTCGGCGCGGCGTTAATGACCGGGAACGTGCGATAGGTGCGAATGACGACATGGTTGCCCGTCGCGGTCGCAGCCGCCGCGTTAAGCGTCAAAAGGCCGGTGTTCGTGGACTGGTCGATTGTCATCGTGGACGTGACGACGCCATAGGCCGACGCATTGATCGGCGTGTACGAGAACACGTCCTGCCACAGCATCGTGTCGATGCCGACGCGCTGGCGGAAATCGGCGGAAACGTCAAACTCGCGCCGGATGCCGTTCGCGACGACGGTGCCGGGGTCAACAACGCTCATTGCCGACTGATAGCCAGCCTCGGCAAGTGTTGCCTCATTCGAGACAACCAGCGCGACTTCGCCGCCAACGCCCGCCTTTGCATCCGGCAACAGACCAGACGCGCCACCACGAAGAACAACTGACATGCTCTAAAGCCCCGCAGCGTTGAAAGTGTATTGGCCCCACGTTCCATACGGAGCGTGCGCCGTGATTGTGAAACCGACGCCAGCCGTCAATTCGGTAACGCTGGCCGTGATCTGTTCTAGAAGCGCGTCCTCTACGTCGTGGTCTGCCGTCGCAGCGCCAGGAGAAACGACGATGATCGAGGATGCCGTGACCCACGTTGCCGCGACACTTACAGACGCATCGCCGTTGCCCTCGGTCGTCCCGAAGTCAACCGTGCCGGATGCCTTTTCAAGTGCGCCGTCGTGCGTGTCGTTCCAGTTGGACGGCTGGACAATCGTGGTGTCGCCACTGTCCGGTATGGCTGAGACGAACTTATGGGTTACAGACATTACTGAACCCCGATGGCCCGACCGTCAGGCCCGCGCACGATCTGCTTGGGCTTCGTCACGACTTCCCGAAGCGCATTCACGGCCTCGATGATTGCCGCCTGCGTCTGTCGGTTGCTCTCGACCGTGCCGCCCACGATTTCCTTGGTAAGCGATGCGAGGTCCGCGACGGACTGCTTGGCGTCGATCTCGGGCTGGACCACGGCCATTTCCTGTTCGCGCTGCTCGTGGCGTGCGGACTGGCTGTCTTGGAGCTTGGCACCCTCAATCGCGGCGCGCGTCTCTAGGTCGCGTTCCTTCAGGCCAAGTTCGCGGCTCGATAGCTCAAGTTCCCGTTCACGGATGGCAAGTTCGCGGTCCTTAAACTGCGCTTCCATCGCAAGGCGCTGCTGTTCAAGTTGCGTCTTGCCTGCGAGGTCTTGGCCCTGCATCTGCAAGCGGGCCTGTTCGATCTGGCCAGACTGCTGGAGTTCCGCCTGCTTGGCCTGCATATCCATCTGCGCCTTTACCACAGCCGGATCGGGCGGCGGGGGCTGCGGGGGCGCGTTCTTCTGTTCTTCGATCTTCTGCGTGGTCTGCTGTTCCCACCCGTCAAGCGCATCTTCGGCCTGCTTGCCGAGTTTGAACGGACGCGCAAGACCCATGAATAGTTTAATCGCCACGTCCGGGGGCATCGCACCCGACTGGATGACGGGGCCGATAGCCTGGAAGAACGTTCCCGCACCTTGGATGAACTGCCCGGCCTGCTGTTGCGCCTTCTGCACGTCGGCCTGAATGGTCGAGTCCGTCTCGATATCAATCCGGTAGGAGCGCACGATATCGGAGCGAAGGATCTGCTCCATCTCCGGCGTGACCTGTACGCCCGTCATGTTCGACAGGGTTTCAGGGCTGAACCGTGTAGCGATGATCTCCGCCTTGATTCGGAACAGGTCACGGACGTAGCGTTGAACGTCGGCCTGCTGCGCCTGAAGTCGGAGGCTTCCCCACTGGGATTTAAGCTGCTGTGCCCCAAGCGTCTCGCCTGCGTCGGTCTGACCGCGCATAACGTCCGCAACGCCCGTAATCTCGAAGATGACCGCCTTGATCTGTTCTCGGGCGAGGTAGAGTTCCTTAACAACCCCGATGATGGCATCGAGCGGCCACTGCCAGACGGCGTTATCAAGCCCACCCTGTAGGAACGCCTGGATGTTGTCGGACGGGACATACTCGCCGTCCTTCGCGTCCTTGACGAGCGAGAACGCATCCGACAGGTCGGAGGCATACACGCCACGGGCCTTGAGAACCTTCGTCAGCGCGGTAATGCGTCGCGTGATGATATCGAGTTCTTCGGCCTGATCCTTGTAAAGCCGGTACGGCTCAATCGGCGTCTGTGTGTCCGGGGTTTCCACAGCCAGCATGGGGCGCGGAACGTCGAAGAAGCCTTCCAGCTTCAGAATGTCGGACTCTTTCTTGAGCGGAGCCTGCTTGTACGAAGGCGCAATAAAAAGAATTTCTCGCGCTTCCTTGTCCCAAATCTCCCACACCATAAGACGCTTGAACACGTCCGGGGCGCGGTTGTCGTCATCGTCCTTGTTGGACTTACCGTCTACGCGGCTGTCGAGCGGGATCGTTGCGCCAATCTGCTCGTTTAACCCGATGACCTGTTCGCGGGTTAGATAATGACGGTAGGCAATCCAAGGTGTCTTAGACCAGATGCGCGCAGGACCGATGCGGAAGTCCGCCCAATCCACCGGTTCACAGACGACGGCCTCATAGACCACGTTGTTTTCGGTGTCGAATTTCGGCTCGTACCGAACACGAGTAACAGCACGCCCCGGCAACAGCCGATCCTTGACCGCCGCGCGCATTGTGCCGTCGAAGTCGTAGGTATCGACCGAGTACGACAGCGCCCGCTCAATGACCTGCGAGACTTGCTTATCCAGCGGGTTGCCCGACATATACCGGGGGCGAACGTCGGGGATCGGGACTGAGTTGTAGAGCGCGGGGGCGAGCGTCTCGGTATTGGCGTACAGGATGTTGTACGCCTTGTCTTTGCGTTCGGCGTGCTTGGAATCCCGATACGTGTCGATGCTCGATTGGGCAGCCTTGCGCCAATCTTCCTCGGTGCGCGACGACAGGTCGAGCGCTTCAAGCCAGAGCTTGACCAGCCCTTCCTCGCCCGGCCCAGCGTCCTTGCGGGTATCGAATACCGCGCCGGATTCTGTCGTGTCGTCAGCGGCCATTAGGCTGTCACCGCGTACAGTTCACGATAGGGCGACCACATGGGGCAAAAGCGCACGGCACCCGTCGGCGTCATGTACGCCCAAATCGGAGGCTGCCAGATACGCACTTGTTAGACCTGGCCCCGACGGATCGGCGCGAAGTTCACCGTGGTGGGACCAGCCGCAGACCCGATAGCCGCAACGTGCGTGACCAATTCATTCGCGGGGAGATACGCCACGCCAAGCGGGGGAAGCACCACGTCGGTCGTCAGCACCGCAGTCTGCGCGCCCGTGCCGATGCGAACGCCCACATGCAGGGTCGCGGACGTGTTCGCCACGCGCACCACATCGCAGCCCGTGCAAGTGATCGTGCCGCCGACACTCGATGCCGTGGCCGCGACGTTCACCGCCGTGCCGGGTACAACTGCGTCAATCATTATCAATCCTCAGCTTGTCTGGAGCGCTCTTTGCGCTTGATGATTTCGCTAAACGTCAGGCCCGAGGTGATTGAGCCGTCCTGCTTGGCGATAAAGTCGTAGACTGGTTTCGGTGCCACTGGATCGGCGCGCAACTCACGCCATGCCATCGCCATGTAACGGGCCGCGTCTGCCGTGTGGCTCGTCCAGTCGTGTCTAGGACGATCCTTGAAGGTCTTTAACTTCTCGTCGTATTCGGTCCGGTATTGCCGTAGAGCTTCGATGCCCTCACGGCACCGCACCGCATCCCACCTAGACCGCGGCATGGACACGCGAAGGGCGTTGATACCGTCCATCACGTCGTTCTGCCGCAGGACATTGGGGAACGCGCCCGTCAATTCCTTGAGCGTTTCAACCCGCGTCCGACCCGTGCCTAAGTCTCGGGCCATCGCATCATGCGGAACGTAGTGCTTGGCGTACTTGTAAGGCTTGGACTGTAGGACCGCCGCGTAGTGCTGTAGCCCGTGGCCGTGGGCCTCGTAGTGGTCGATTACATGTAACTCTGGCCCGACAACCTGGAAGAACCAGATGGCCGTAGCGTCGCCTATGCCCAAGTCCCAAGCGGTGTAGACCGAAACAGCGGGATCATACGGAACGTCTGCGATGCGGCCCTGCTTATCGAGGTCCGCTAGTTCCTTGCCGTAGAACGACCCGAGAATTGCGGCATCGAATGAACACTCAAACTCGCCTTGATACTGTTCGGGCGTCATTTCAGCGCGGGCGGCGTCAAGTTCCGACTGAGCAAGCAAACCAGTCTCGGACGCCCTCAGAACCGCGCTATACCAATCGCTGTCGGCCTTCGATCTTTCGTACACATCCCAAAAGGCGTTGCGGCCCTTTGGCGTACCAATGAACACCGCCCAACCCTGCCGGTCGGCTAGTGCCGGTCGTATGACCGCACCCCATGCCGCAGGGGGCATGTCGGCGTATTCATCGAGGATTACGCCGTCTAGGTAAATGCCGCGCAGTCGGTCGTAGTTATCGGCACCGTAAAGTCTGATTCGCCTGTCGCCCGGTAGATCAACCCGCAACTCGGCTTCGTTAAACGCCGTACCGGGGATATCCCGCGTCATGCGCTTGACGTAACCCCAAGCTACGTCCTTCGCCTGCACGAACAACGGCGCGATGTATGCGAACCGTGGGCTAGGCTTATCGCACCGTAGCGCCGCGTCGATCAGGTCAGCGACACAAGCAACCGTCTTACCAGCGCGTCTGTGTGCGACAAGGCAGGCCCAACGCTCGCGGCGTTCGTGGAACGGTATGAACTGGTCGCGGGGTCTGTAGCCTAGGTCAACCGTTGGCACGCGGCACGCCGCTGATCACTTTCAGAATGGTCTCCGGCGTTCCACCATCAGCGCCAACCTGCGCGGCCAAATCAGGAATCGCCTTCTTGAGCAGGCCGAGTGCTGCCGTCACCTGCGAGGGGACCATATCAACCTTGCCATCTATATGGCCTTGCAAGCGATTTATAATCTGGGTGGTTCTGATTTTCTCGCGCGCTTCGGCAATGTTCATCGCGTTGCGCTTGGTCGCTGCCATTTCACGTTAACCGGTCAGCACTTGCGACCGCCGCCCTTTTTCTTTTTCATGATGCCCTCACAAAATAAATTTATTTCAGCAAAGAAAAGCCCCGCAGCCTGTTACAGCGCGGGGCCAAGTTTGACAGGGAGGAGAAACACCACGACGCGGAATGATCCAGCGTCACACGAACTATGCCATGCAAATCGAGCCGCACGTCGGTTCATGATGCCTTGGCATTGCCTAGGCAGCTTTCTTGGCGCACCAGATAAACACGGCGAGGGTCAATAGCGCTTCCTCGTGACGCTTGCGGGCGGTCTCACGCGATACGCCCAAGTGCTGCGCCATGATCTTCCAGCCTAGCCGTGTGCCGCGGCCCCAAAGCAAGTAACGGGCTTCTGCGGGGTCTTCAAAGGGTGCCTCGAATATCCACACCAGGAGCGCGTCGAGCCGATCGATCTGATCCGCGCTTGGGGTGAACCTCGGCATGGCTACTTTGTCGTACCCGTAGGCCTCGATCTGCTCGCGCACGACTTCCGGCATCCCCGAGCGGAGTTGCATCGGTCTGGTCTGTCCCACGGGTAGATTCCGCAAGGTCCGGACTGCCTCGCAGATTAGAAGCTCTAGCGTCTGTCGATAGTCAGTCACGGTTGGCCTCCGAAGAAAAATATTTGTTGTTAACCTTTGCGGACCCCGTATTGGCGGTTCGCGATGTTCGTCACGATCTGGCGTTCCCAATCGTCCGATAGCCTGTCCACGTGTATGCAGGCCACGCCGTCAAACTGCCACGCTCTACGGCGGAACTCGTCCAATTCCCATTCCGGGGTTTGGGGACGGCCCGTGTTCGGCCAAGAGGACTTCACGCCACTTCCCCCTTCTTCAACCGTGCTCGCGCCTCGGCCGCGTATCGGGTTGCGCTTTCCGTCCACGCAGCGCGCTCCGCACGATGACGCGCTTCCATGTTGCGCCACTCCTGCTGCATTTCCTCGGGCAGGTCGATCATCGGTTCATCGTCGTACATAAACATCACGCCACTTCCCCCTTCTGTCCGATGCCCGCCTTGAACTTCTCCCAATCGGCCATTGCGGATTTGAACGCGGGATTTTCCACGCGGTCTCGGGCTTCCTTCTGGCGTGGGGTCTCGATCTTCGCCGCCGCAACCCGCGATGCCTGGAATCTGATTTCCCGCGTGCGCGCCGTGATCTCGTCAAACATCGTGGAAAGTTCCGCGACGGACGGGAACCACTTGAAGCGGGCGGCGGCGTTTTTCAGCGAGTTTTTCGTGAAGCACATGGGCGGCGCATCGATGATCGCCACATAGCCCGCAATCCGCGTGCGCGCGTCTTCCAGCGGCATGTTGCCCGCGACCAACGGACCCAGCGCCCCAAGCCACCTCGTCACTGTATCGCGCTCTGCGGGGCGAAGAGAGGCATTGCACGAGGCAAGCAGCCTTTCAGCCTCTTCGCGCACGCCCGGCGTCACCGGCAATCCGATCCGGTGTTCAGGCGGCTTCGTCAAGTCCTCCGCCACCGCGCGCAATGTCTTCGATGGCTCCGGAACGGATAAGCTCAGCGAAACCGTTTCCGCCCGTTGTGCGATGCTGTTGCCCACCTCGTGATCCCCTTTCCGCTATCGTTCCAATCCTGTTTTGCCAAGTCGTTCGCCAGCCTCGGGCGGTTCGCATTTCCCCCGCCCCCTTACCGTCCGTCCAATACGCGGCGTACTTCGTTTGCTCGCGGACGATCTCGGCATCCGAAAGGCCCATTCGCTTGGCGAAGTCGATGTCGATTTCGTCGGCCACCCAATCGCGCGGCAAAGCCATCTTCGGTTCACGCTTGCGGGGCGGCGGTGTAACAACAACATCAGATGTCTTGTTATGTTCTGTATTGTTATGTGTTGTAGCCGGAATTTTCCGGTCGTTTCCGGAATTTTCCGGAACTTCCGGCTCAGGTGCTTCCGGTTCCGGATCGGGCTTAGACTTGCGGTTCTCTTTCCGCTGTGCGTCGTTCCCGTTCTGCCGCTCGCCCCACTTGGCGATTGATCCGTCTTCCGAAATCAGGTTGCGCGTGGTGAATCCAGAGAGGATCGCGGCGGCTTCCGTTTCCTCGCAATCGAGGCACACGGCCAATTCTTCCGCCGTCAATGATGATGCGTTACCGCGCGGCTTCGACTGTGCGGCCCGCTCTAAAGCGATTGCCCACGCCGCCAAGACATCCCCAAGGCGCACGCCAGCGGCCCGCGCTATCAGCTTGAACTTGGGGTCTGAGTGGGTGCCGACGTGCCAGCAAAGCCAATTCATGCTGCGACCTCGCGAATCTTCCGATATGCCTGTGCGTGCTTCACTCGAAACGCCTCCGGGTCTGACTTCATCTTCGCGTAGAGACTCTTCCGTGCTTGGCGGACGATCAAATCTAATGCGAGGCGGTCTAGCTCCGTCACCGACTTAGGCTGTTGAACTTGCGGCAGTTCTGCGGAGAAGCACTTGCTCACGGCTTGCAGCTTCGACTGGAAGTCGGCATCCGCGATGCGTTCCTCGATGCGGTTCATTCCGTTGATGACCGACGTATGATCCCGTCCGAACGCCCGCCCGACTTCCGCGTAGGACTTGCCGAATTTCATCCGCATGACCCACCAGACGACATGACGGGCGCACGCCGTAGCCGGAATCCTGGACGTGCCCATGATCTGACACACAGGGATTCCGAACTCCCGCGACACGACAGCGGCGATCCGGTGTTCAAGTGGTAGGTTCCCGTCGAAAGGCATCCGTTATCCCCGTTGTTCACATCAGGTTGCGCTTTGTACTTGACCCATCTTCCGCGTGTCGAATGAGCGCATCTATGGAAAAGCGACGAAATCGCGCTGTTTGCGAGTTATCCCGTGGTTTGTGTGGACAAGTCGGCGTGCTCGTTCTTGATGGAGAACTTGGCTTTCTTCTCGACCACCCGCTTGATGGGCGCGCACGGCACCCCGTTTATGCAGAACTCGACCGCAGGGAACATCGCCTGAGCGAGCTTCCAGCGGATCGTCCAAGCCCTCGTCTTTGTCGGGGCCACCTTGTGCTCGTCCCACACTTCCTTCTGCCCCCGGAAATAGGCGAAATCGCATCGAATGCTCGTGATCTTCACCCCGTTGACCACCAGCGGGACGTTGAGTTGGCGGCGGAGCGTTCGGATCTCCCCCGCGCGTTCTAGGAGCTTCAACTCGCACCACCGCCGATGCTCGGCCTGACTGTCGAACGTGATCCCGTCTACCGTCACCCGCTTGTTTCCGTACTTGGGGCGCTTCATGCGGCACCGTCCAAGAGGCTCGCTTGAACGGGCTTAGGCGCTGGCTCGGCAAAGAGGCGGGGCTGCTTGTATGCGTCGTCAATTCGCTTGCAGGCTATGTCGAAGTATTTCGGCTCCAACTCTATGCCGACGAACTTCCGCCCGAGCTTTGCGCACGCAACACCCGTGGTGCCGCTGCCCATGAAGGGGTCGCAGACCGTGTCGTCGCCGCTTGTGTGTATCGACACGAGCCGCTCGATCAACTCGATGGGCTTTTCGTTCGGGTGCAACCGTTCGCGGGGCGGCATTTGCGAGAGAATGTTGGCAACCGTTCCCGCGTCGGGATTCCACCGGATGCGCCCGCCCGTTTTGTGCGCGACCATCACCATCTCATGCTGCCTGCGATACCGAAGGCCGAGTCGGGGGTTTTTCTTGTCCCAAACCAGCGAATGAAAGAACTGCAAGCCGCCGCGATCCATGCGCTCTGCGAGCCACGCGAACACGGGGCGAGGCCCCCCCCCCGCCACAAAAGCAACAGCACGCCGACGCCCCTTTGGGGAGCAATCGGGCCACTTCCAGAAGCATCCCGTCGACCACGCGCCGCATTGAGTCCGCGTCGTCGTTCGCTATCGGCTTGCTTTCGATCCCACGGTGTTCGTTTAGGCGCGCGTTAAAGTCGCCGTCATGGTTGGAGTTGCCGTAGGGCGGATCTGTAATGCAGGCATCCACCTTCCCAAGCGTCGGCAGTATCTCTAGGCAATCCCCCAGGATCAGCCGGGCGTCTCCGATGATTTCCTCTCGGTAGGTCACTCCGCCAGCACCTTCTCGACCGTCTGGACCTCGCGACTGATTAGGTCGCTGATCTTCAATAGGGCTGCGTCCAAGTCGGAGCCGCGCGCGTGCTTGTATTGGATGCGAACGCCGACAACGCGGCCAACTGCGAAGCCATCGGGGCTTTCACGGTCCACTGAGACATAGAAACTCGCGCCGGCATCTTCGCGGGGCTTGATCTTGAACGTCTCGCAGACCGTGCGGTTAGGCGGGCGGCGGCGGCTCATAGTGCGCGAGCCTTCGCCAATACCCATTCACGGCGGCGCTTGACGCGATATCCGGGGGCCGCTGTTCTGTATCTCTGGCGGGCGACTTGCTCGCCGTGGGTCCAGAAATCAAGCTGCATCGGACACCTTCGGGGCTTCGGGTGCGCGCAACCGCATGTAAGCATCTGCGAATGCGTGCTTGGCTTTCAGCTTTTCCACGCGGTCGCCGCCATCTTCGGCGTCCTGTAGCGCGGCTTTTTCCATGCTCTTGATGAACTGGAAGCCGTCAAAGCCGTCCGCCTTGAACTGCTTGCGAAGCTCTGTCCAATCCGCGCTAAGGGCTAGTTCGTCTTTCATCAGGTTGGCGACACGGTCACCGTAAGCGGCGTATGCCTGCTCGCTGCCGTTGGAAAAATTATTATTTTCTTCGCTCATGCCGCGTCCTCCATGCAGAAACAGTCAATCCGGTTCTCGTCGGGGAAGTCGAGATTGGTTTGAGCCAGTACCGCCCGTTTCATTTCCGCGTAGCCGGGTCGGTCTTTGCGAAACCGCGCGCCCATAGGCTTGCTTGTGCGTGCCTCAGCCTCAGCCTCAGCCTCAGCCCACCAATCGGCTAGTTCGGGATTGGCGCGAATCAAGCCAGCAATCGTCGCCGCAGACTTTAAAAAACACAGGTCGCAGTTACCGGCTGGTGTCGTGCCGTTAATATTTGGCAAGCGAAGGTCAAAGTTTTGCTTCTGCCAAAACGCGAGAACATCCCGCTTTGTAATGCCCGCCGTTGCGAGCGGAGCGAACGGCTCAACGCCAGCACGGTTTTGATTTCGGATGCGGGCCACGCGGGCCGGTTCGTCGGCGCGAAGCCCTAGCGCCTTATCGTATTCCGTCCATCCCAAGCCAAATTTAGCGTACCGTTCGCACGGAAAAATCTTAAGTTCGACCGTGCAGAAGCGCGTGACGGGGTTCGGCAGATACCCCTTCTTGTCGTTGACCGCCTTGAACGGCTCACCATTCCGCGCCGCCGTCTCGTAAGTCACTCGCTCCCAACGGTCCTTGGTTTCTTCGGCGTCCTTGTATTGAAGCCAAACGATATCGACGCCCCACCGCTCGCCGCAATCGCGCACGAAATCCAATGTTTGCGGCATCTCTTTGCCGGTGTTCGCAAACGTCACCTTAACGTCATCGGGTAGCGTGCCGCCGTGCGCTTGAAGAATGCGCCAGAGCATGTAACCGCTCGTCCTGCCGCCCGAGAACGAGATCAGCGCGGGGCCGTCGATCTTAAATGGATCGTTCACGCAGCCTCCCCATTCCCGTACTGCACAACCCCGCCAAGCGTCCGATCCGCCTCGGGGTTTCTCGACAGCGCAACCGTGTTCGCGAATGCGCGGGAGTAATCGAATGGTCTGCTTGCGGGGTGGTCTTCGTATGTGATCGGCATATCCACCCACCGCTGGTAATCGTCCCGTCTCGCAAGGCGGTCCATTTCCGCCGCAGATGCCGCGCGTGCAGCTTCGCGCCGCTCCCGCTCGATCCGCCGTAACTCTGCTTCCTCGCGGCGGCGCTCGATTTCCTTGGCCGTCATCCGTTCGCGGTTCATCACCATTGAGACGGGTATCTTGAATGCCTTGGCAACCATCCTGGGACTGTTGCCAGCGGCTAGAGCGGCGTCGATTACTGCGGCGGTTATGGTCATGTCCTCACCTTCGCCAATCGTTCCGCCCTCAATAACAGGCTTTCCGACTGTTTCAATATTAGCCCCGCTTCTAGTGCTACATAAGCGGCCCTAATGGAAACCGGCCCGACGCTCGATTCGCGGTCGGATGCCGAGCCGGTAGCGACCACGGCAAGCGTGGGTGCGCGTGTCAAGCTGCCCTCGACCGTGCGGGGGTCAGGAAATCTGCGGGAACGGCAACGCGGGCCTTTTTGGCGACGGCTGCGACCTGTGCGCGCCATTGCCAAGATATGCCCCGTTCCTGCCAGTTCCAGACCAGATTCGGCGTAACGTCGAGTTTCTCGGCCAAGGCGCGGAAACCGCCCAATTCATCGATTAGCTTTGCGTGGGTGTGTGCCATGTCCAATCCCTATCACACAGCGTTTCCGCTTGTCAAATACATTTCGTGAAAATAATTTTGGGCGATACGCATTTTATATCTTGCATCCCGCACGCGGCGTGATATTGTCTTTCCATACACAGCGGCAACGACGCCGCAAATGGAGGGAAAAAAGATGGACGCGCTAACGATTCTTTCCGATGAATTCCAAGGGTGGACTTCCGAGAACGATCTTCCCGAAGAAGGTGACGCGCTCGAACTTACGTTTATTCCGACGCTTACACCGTCGCAGCGTTCGTGGCTTCTCAATTTCATCGACCGTTGGAATGCGGCGCAGACTTTTGCGGAGGCCCGCTGATGCGCCCCGCGAAGGAAGTCTGGACCGAAGCCCACGACATGGCGCTCAAGCGCGGCTTTGGCCCCGTAGAGGCTGCCAAGCACGCCTCGCAAGTCACCCTGAGTTACGCCGACCGCATGGTGAACGCATCGGTCGAGCGGCACGACGACGACAAGCTCGAACGCAAGCTGTGGGGGAATGGACGATGAGCGAACTCAGCGCAAGCATGATGGTCAACGTTCCGAACGTCGAACGGCACACGCCGGGGCCGTGGAGATACAACCACGTCCACACGCCGCAAGACCAGTACGGGCATCATTACTTTGAATTCGTCGCCGGTCGGGGCCACTCGGAAAACGGCTTTTGGCTTTCGGGCATCGTCGCTCCGGCAGATGCCCGCGTGATCGTTTCGGCTCCCGAGCTTTTGGCCGAACTGGAACGCCTCGTTGAGCGCTGCGACGGCGAAGAAGGCGTCCGCGCTGATGGGTCCAATATCGACACGCGCGCCGCGAACATGCTGCTGGCCCGCATTCGGGGGGATCGCTAGATGCTCCACGATTACGAAGGCCACCTCGAAATCCCGTTCCGCACCGCCCTTCCCCACGGTGACACGTACACCGAAGTCGAGATCGAGGTGGATTACGACTACACGGCACCCTTTCGCGGATCTTGGGACGAACCCCCGCACGGGGGAGAAGTCGAGATCGTGTCCGTGAAGTTCAAGCGCCCGAACGGGACCAAGTGGCGGAATCTCCCGAAGCGCGCATTCGATTACGTCGCGCTCGCGGATCGTATCTATGACGACCACGAGGATGACGACGGCGGATACGCGGATTACCGATACGAGCAGATGCGCGAAGAACGGATGGAGGCGCGCCATGGATAAAGACAAGGTGCGCCCCGCCAGTCTCGGCAAGTACGTCGGCCAAGCGGTCTACGACGGCATCCGCGTCCTGACGCCCAAAGAGGTTGAGCGCCTGAAGCGTGCTCGCGAGGAATCCGAGAAGAACGGGGGCGGCAAGTGACCATCGCCCTACTCAGCGAAGCCGCCGAAGCCCGCGCGCAGGAGCTTCGCCGCCAGTCGTACCTTCTGAACGACCTCGGGGGATACGCGGAGGCCGACGCTCTACGGTCGAAGGCGCGAGACCTTGAGAACACGGCATCTTTCGCACGCCCACAGTTGGTCACGCGGGTGGTGGTGCCGATCAAGTCTTGCTCGTCGTTCGCGATTGATAATGGAGGAGCGGCATGACGTTTAGTGTGGGGCAGAAGGTGGTTTGCGTGGATGCCGCCGTGAAGGATGGCTGTTATCGCCTTCCTGGTCATGATCTGCGTGTTGGCGCGATCTATACGATACACGGGTTCACGACGGCCCGCAGTGGTCACGAGAACGTAGAGCTGGCGGAGTTGCCGAAGCCGAACGGGTTTCTCGCCTCCCGCTTCCGCCCCCTCATCGACACCACCAAGCAGGTAGAGGCGATCAAGTCTCTCATTGCCCCGATATTCGAGGGCAAGGAAGTGGAGCTGGTCCGATGACCGAAGATGAAGCGAAAACCAAGTGGTGCCCGGCAGTGCGCTGGGCCGACGGTTGGTTTAACCGCCCCAAGGGTAGCGAACACGCGCGCTGCATCGCATCGGAGTGCATGGCGTGGCGGGCAACAACCGAACAGATGGTCAAGAGCACAAGCCAATCTGGCGATCTACGTGCCATGGTTGGCCGCGATGGCTGGCGATTGGCGAATGGCGACCACGCCTACGCAGTGACCATTGAGCGAGACACGGGCTACTGCGGACTGGCAGGCAAGCCATGATCTGCACATTGATCATCTGCGCCCTCATCGCCGGTTCCGGTACGTGCGACCGCGACAAGACTCCCGAGATTGTCGATTACCCCGCGATAACTCGGGCGACGGATTGCCAAGACTTCGGCGCGTTCATCCGGTCGGGCGGTCTGCCGATACCCGGGAACTTCAAGATCATGCGGGCAGAGATGATCCAGGCGCCCCAACCGCAAACCGCACAGGAGCCGAAATGAACGGAAGTTTCCAGATCAAGGCCGCTGACAAGATGGACGCGGTTCTGACGCTTACCGGCCCCGTTGGGGACTTCCGCGCCCTCGCAAAGCACATTCGCGCGATGGTGCCGGACGGTGACCTCGTGGCGTGGCCGGTATGCAACCTGCTGCGACAGATCGACGACATGGTGCGCATGGCAGAGAAGTCATTCTTTGCTGCTAGTGAAGAGGAGCCGCGCCGATGATCGACTACAAGCACCACTCGGTAGCAAGGGCGAACAAGTTCCGCGAGGCCCCCGATGCGTTTGTCGGCTCGTACCTTCTCGGATTCCGCGACGAGACAAACGGCAAGATGGCGGCGGGATCGGCGGTTGAGAAGGCCGTCTGGCATTGGCTCATTCACGAAATGGAGACGCCCCATGTCGGCACTTGATATCGCCCTTGCGGAGTTCGACGCCACGATGGCTGGAGAAGTCACGAAAGAGCGTGACGACCTCGCCTGTATTCTAGAGCAGGCAAAACTGGCGCTAGCACCCTTCGGGAAGCCTTTAACGTACCAAGCCCCCGTCAGACTGGCTCCAGGCGAGCGGTTCGGCCTTCGCTATGGCGTGATCGGATACACAGATTTCGGATACGACGCATTCGACGTTGACCTAAAGGTTACTTGGGCGATGCCGTCGAAGCCGAAGTTCTCGCATGTGTGTCAGGTCGGCACCTACAGCAAGTTGCGCGGGGATAAGCCGCAACGGCTTTGCTATGTGACCCCGAAGAAGCACGCAATTTACGAGTTGTCGCCCGAAGAGTTGGATATGGGCTGGCGCACCACGTTTGCGACGTGGAAGCGAATTGAAACGATGTTGAGCATCATCGAGACGCCCGCCGACGCGACCAGCCTTTACCCGCTGAACCTCGATTCTTTCTATTGGAGTGAAACCACTAAAGCAAAAGCCATGAAGGCTTGGGGGATTTAATGGAAACCGCAATCGCCACATCTACACCGGACGCCACCGCTATCGAGCAAGTCTTGATTGGCGGCGACCTGTCGAAACTGACGCCCGACCAGCGCCTTGTTTATTACAAGAACGTCTGCGAAAGCGTCGGCCTCAATCCGCTGACGAAGCCGTTTGACTATCTCACGCTGAATAGCAAGTTGGTCCTGTACGCCAAGCGGGACGCGACTGACCAGCTTCGGAAAATCCACGGCGTTTCGCTTCGCATCACGGCGAGGGACACCATCGAGGGTGTGTACGTCGTCACGGCATCGGCAAGCGACAAGCACGGGCGCGTGGACGAAAGCACCGGAGCCGTGAATATCGCCAGCCTCAAGGGCGACAATCTGGCGAACGCGCTAATGAAGGCGGAAACGAAGGCCAAGCGCCGCGTCACGCTTTCGATCTGCGGCCTCGGGATGCTCGATGAAACGGAAATCGAGACGATCCCGGACGCTGCCCGCGTGTCGGAAGTCATACCGCCCGCCAATCCCGCGCCGATGAAGGCGAAACTTGCCGCCGTCACAAGCAAGGTCAAGGTGGCCGAGCCGAAGCCCGAGGAGCCGCAACAGGTCAACCCCGAGGCGCTGAAACTCGCCGCCGACATGATCCGCAAGGAATTGGAAAATTCCCCGGACCAGATGGCGGTTGACGAAACCTTCGCGCACCACGCGACAACCCTCGACGCGATCCAGAAGGCAAGCGCGAAACTCTACGCCTGGACGGTCGGCAATCACAAACAGACGGAGGCCGCATAACATGGGCTATGAGACAAAAGACATGACGGGTTCGATCTTCGCTAACGAAAAGAAGGCGAAGGACACGCACCCCGACCGCACCGGATCGTGCGTCATCGACGGGACCGAGTATTGGGTTTCCGGCTGGCTCAAGAAAACGAAAGACGGCAAGCCGTTCCTCTCGCTGTCGTTCAAGCCGAAAGATACCGAGACGAAGCCCAAGGATGGCGGACTGTCGGGCAAGACGACGGTTGACGATCTCGGGGACATCCCGTTCTGATGACCCTCCCCCGCAAGATCGAACGACAGCCGCGCTTCAACATGGCGAAGCGCATCCGCTCACCGGGGCACCTCGCCTTTGTCCGCGAGCACGGTTGCTGCGTTCCGTCCTGCGGGGGAATGCCTATCGAGGCCGCGCACGTAAGGACGGGTACGCAAGCGGGAGTTGGCATCAAACCTGACGACTGCTGGGCAATCTCGCTTTGCTCAACGCACCACCGCGAGCAGCACCAGATAGGCGAGCGGGCATTCGAGATAAAGCACGGAATCGACATGAAGGCACTTGCGCGGGAGTTCGCCGCCAAGTCGCCCAAGCTCAAGGGGAAGCGATGACCGATCAATTTTGGACGTGGTTCTTCACGTATCCGCCGGGCGTCGGCTTTGCCCCGTGGGAAATCGTCTGGTACGTCGCAACGTACATCGGCGGGTTTGCGGTTCTGATTTGGATCGAAGGCCGCAAGTCATGACCGACCTAGCCGCCATCGATGCTGAATTTGTCGATTTCAAGCTGATCAAGGGCCGCAAGGTCGTTGTGATCTGCCTCGAAATCCCGCTTGAGAAGGCCGACAGGGCGCTTGCCGTGCTTGGGGGCATACCGAACCCCGCAGAGTCACGGTACGTCGCCGTAGCGCGATTGGAAACGCAACCGGCGAAGGTCGAGAAGCCCAAGGGACCGACACCCTCTCAAAGGGCTTGGGCGCTGTGTCAGTCGGGGCGGTTCCAGTCTTGGCTCTTTCGGAACACGCCAAGCGACAACGCTTATGACATGGCCCCATCGGCGGAAGAAACGGCAAGCGCATTGCGCTACCGTCTTGGGGTTAAGTCGCGAGGCGAGTTGGACACGAACCCCGAAGCCCGCGCCCGCTTTGAAACCCTCGAACGCGAATACCAGGAAGCACACCGATGACCGAGAGACTTAGCCCAAGCCAGTGGCGCGACCTTGCGACGTTCTGGGCCTATTGGGTCGGGGACGCAAAGGTATCGAAGATGATGATGGATCACGCGGGACATATGGAGGCCGAATCCGCGAAGGACGGCAAGACGCGCGTTGTCGGCGGCGGGGGCGCACACAGCGGCGTTATGGCGTACGCAAGCGAAGGTCCGGGCAGCGCCGACGCTCGCAAGTGCCGGGCATGCGGGGCATCCGATGGGGATATGTGCGGCATGTTTGGACAAACACCCCGACCCGACGATTGCCTTGCGTCGTACAAGCCCGCCCCTGCCGCCGACGATCTGGTGGTGTTTCTGCGGGGCAGATACCAGCAACACTGTACGCTAGCCGCCGACCGCATCGAGGCGCTGACAAAAGAGGAGGCACGCCTGACCGGAATATACCGTGAAGCCGTGCAGAGCAGCCAGCGTTGGCAGGAACGTGCGCTGAAAGCCGAGGCCCGCGTGGCTGAGTTGGATGCGTCATCCGGCGAGTTGACGCAAGCTGCGTTAGATGCACGGTTCTCAATTGAGCAACTGGAGGAGGACAAGACGGCGCTACAGGCCCGCGTGGCTGATCTTGAGCGTGACAAACAAATCCTGCAAGGCCGCGATCCTTTGGCACAGGCCCGCGTGGCGCGGCTGACGAGACTTGGGCGGCAGATGCTTGGCGAAACCTACGTCACAACCGATAGCCGTCCGAACGTGGCCGTGGGTCGCCCGACTGTGTTGGTCGATTATGACGCCGCGCTCGCCATGTGGGATGCTCTGATAGCGGAGGCCAACGATGCCGGATGAACTGTACACCTGTGATTGGCGTTGTCCGCCGGTCGAGCCTGAACCAGTCGGCTTCACGCTGGCCGACGTGCGGCGGTTGTACATGCGCCTGTGGCTGAGACACGCCCACGAGGGACACCCCGCGCCGGATGTGCCGTGGTCTGCCGAGGATGACGCCGCGTTACGCGCGTGCGCTTCTGTTGTCAAGGAGAAGAACGATGCCAAGTGACACCGCAGAGCCGAGCGACGAGGCGCTGATCGACATGTGGCGTCACGAGGAATGGGAGGTGGCGTGTGCCGCACGCGACACACTCCGCGCCCGCCTCGCGTCGAATGCCGAAGCCCTCGCCAAGGCGCAAGCCAACAACGAGCGCAACCTACGCCTTCGCCGCGAGGAAGAGGACAAGGTGGATGCGCTTAAGGTCGCTCTGGCCGAGTGCAGCGCCGCGCTCCAACCGCAGGGGCCGACGACTAACCCACACCACGGAGGCAAGGTGTACCCGTCGCTTGACGCGCAAAATCCCACGACGGATGACGCGGCGGTGCTGGATGAATACGAGAAGGCGATTTCCTCGTTCCGAACCAGCTTCACGCAGGAAGATATTGAGGCGTCTCAGGATTGGTACAACGACACCCGCGCAGCCGTCCTCGCCCGCATGTCCGCAGCAGAGTGGAAGCGCGAGCTAGTCCACAAGACGATTGCAAAGACCTTACAGAACCACCGCCTGCAATACTCCGGCGATGGCGACGGCGGCCACTATCCGCTGCTGGACGCCTTGACGCCCGAGGGTGAAACCGTCGCAGTCGGCCAAGAAGAAATCGAATTGCTGACCGACGCGATATACCTCGATTTGCTCGCCGCCGCCCCTACGGAGGTCAAATGACCGCCCAGCAACCGAAGAAAGGCAAGCCGCTAAAGGTCGTCGCATCCCGTAAGCGCAAGCCCTTGTGGAAGATCAGGAAGGAAATGAAGGTGCCGGACGCCTGCCGTGAGGACAAGACATGACGCGCTATCCAGAAAGAAAGCTCGTTTCCCCCGCCCTGTCGTCGTCGGGTAAGCGTGTGTCATTGCCGCGCGCGGGAACGAAAAGCTATCCGCTCGTCTGGCCGGACGGGCGCGACCCAACCGGATCGGAGATTTGCGGCGAGGTCGTCTACGAGATCGATCACGCAAGGGGTGTGGCTGTGATTATCGAGGTGAGGAAATGACGCAGCCGCGCTTTATGCGCCCCTACCGCGACAGGCTCTTAATGGTCTCGTCTTTCGCCTTAGACGACGCGGACGATCCGAAGTAATAAGAAATAACCTGATCCGCCTTGGCCGAGACGTAGCCTATGAGTGTGCCGGTTAGCGTGGCCGTCATCGGGTCTTTCAGCCCGTCAACGTAGCCCGCGAGCACCATGTAGACGGTGCCAAGGAAGCCCCCGACAACCACGGCGGCGAGTACGCGGGGCGTCCAGTCCTTGACCTTCTCTTCCCGTTTGCGGGCGCTGTCCCTGTCCCCTGCTGCAACGGCCTCTCGGTCTAAGCCGAGCTTTTCCATAGCCTCCGCGTGCCGGTTGTCTTCGGCTTTCAGAGCGAGCAGTTGTTCCGGCGTGGCATTCTGAACCGCTTTCGCGATCTGTGCTTCCGAAGAACCGCCATCGAGGCCGAACACCGCCAGAATTGCGGATATGGCCGTGCCCGCGAGGGGACCGCCAAGCATGGTTCCGAGAGTGGGGGCGACGGTCGAAACTGCGGCTTTCCAGTCGAAGGCCATCTTGATCTAGTCCTTATGTGTTATACGCAAATCCGTATATCTGCGGGTTATGCGCGAGCGCGTATATCAGCCGTACGACCACAGCGTCGGTCTCGGCTGCATCGCCGCCGCAGGGCACGTATCAAGGTGAACGAACCGCCCCGCGTGTGGCCCGTGCTGCTTCACCCCTACCCCGGTGAAACCGAGGTCCAGCGCCAGCCCGATAAGCCTCAGAGCGTCACCGCCCGTTATGGCTACGTCCACCGCCCGGCCCTGTACGTGCGCCCCTGACGTGCCCTTGTTCGCTTCTACTGGGTGCGTCTTGTCCCGGTATCCCGACGTGATGACCATCGGATGATTGAACCGCTCCCGAAGGCGGATCAGTCTTTCCATGAACGCGGGGTCCATCTCGCATTTGCCGGTGTGCTTGCAGGCGAGTTCGGCGCGAGAAAAATATTTGTTTGCGGGGAAGTCGGTCACAGTTCTTCCTTCAGCGACTTGTCGAGATATCCAGAGAGGATGGCGAGTTCCATCAGGGACGAAGCCCAGTACGTGTAAACGCCGCCGTCCTTGTGCATGTAGGACACGGCAATGGCTTCGATGTTCTCGCGGTCGGCGTGGAGTTCTTCGATAAGGTCGGACGCGACGGCACGCTTGAGCTTCACAACGTCACCCACGCTTGCGCCTCCGCTTTTTCTTCGTCTGTCCCGGTGTTATGTCGAAGCCCAACGGCCCCCTGAAAGGTTCGTAGGGCTTGCCGGGCGGGTCTTTGTCCGAGAGTTGCGATATATGCCCCATGCCGAAATGACCGAGATGCCACGCCCATTCGGGGTCGTTGTCGTCATCATCGGCGCGGCGCTTAGGCATAAAGCTGCTCTAGCTCAAGCATCGAAACGAACTTGGCGCTTTCGATATGCCCGCCCCGGATGAAGAGTTCGTAGACGCCCCACGTCCATCCGCTCAGGCTATCGCGTGCGTAGTCCTCGACATGTCCGTCCGGTAGAGCGCACCCGAGATTGAGTACCGTAACGTGGGCATAGGGGCCGATCTTGGGCTGTCGGATTTGTCGGGCGACATGGCTATGGCCGATGACGAGATCGTGAACACTGTCATTGCAGATGGTGTTCTCGCTATTTTTTCCGCCGTATGTCTTTCCAAGGCGGTTAAGGGCGGCATGTACAAAGCCAACCCCGCCCAAGTAAAAGATGGTGCCATAATCATGCGTTTCCCATCCTTCTGAATGGAAAGCCGATAGAAGCGGGCCGGTAAGTAAACCGGCGGATTCGGGGTTGGCATCTTCGTAGAGCCAAGCCCTACGTTCGTGATTTCCTAACGTGACGACCTTCTTGCACTCGTGTCCGTACATCCCGCCGTTAAACGCCTCTAGGGACGCTTGAAGGGAGACGAGGTCATCAACGAACGGCGACTTCTGCTTGGCCTGTAGCGTCTCGTTGGGGATATGCGAGTTGAGGCTGTCGAGTGTCGCCCAATCCCCGATCTGCACAACGTAGTCCGCCTTAATCGCGGCGGCGTGTTTGCCGAACCAGTGGAAGCGATCTTTCGGAATATGCGGATCGTCGTGCGCGTCTCCGATTGCGAGCACGCGATAGCCGTTCCCCGTAGGTGACGCGACTTGCATCCGAACGCGGGGCTTGGATCGAAGAACCTCCACAACATCGGGGGCCGTCTCGACCTTTGGGGCGTGGGCCGCCTTCCATGTTCGCGCCGATTGCACGCGGGCGTCCATCGTGCCGCGTGGTATTCCTAGTTTTCTGGCCGCGTTTGTTACGCTGCCGTGTGCTTCCAATAAATTTAGTGTCTTGATATGGTCGGCGGGCGTCAGCTTTGCCGTTGCCATCAATCACCCTTTGAACGGGAGGAACGGGACCACCTTCGCCACTACCGCGCCAATCGCAGCTGCGACACCGGCAAGCCCCATCATGGTTTTCCACGAGCCGCGCGCTTCTTGGGTAAAACGAAGCATCTCGCGCACGTCGCCCTTGATCTCGTGCAAGTCGTCTTTCACGTCGCGCATCTCACTTTGGAGGACCGCGATATCGGCCTTCGTCGTGTCATCTCCCATATCAAGCCCCGTTCGCTCGCCATGCCTGATACAGCGCGACCGGAACCGTGTCCGAGAACACCGTGCAATTGTCCGCCGTGTATCCGATCAGAAGGAACACCGGCACGCCCTGAGCCGTGACGACCGCGATATGATCCACGACGTGAGTGGAAACGGGCTCAATCGCGTTGTAGTTCTGCAAGACCCAATGCGCGTCGGCTCCCGATAGAATCTCAAGCATCCTGGCGGTCGGAACCGGGGCCGTTGCCTGGGCGTAGACCATCGCCGGATGCACGCATTCTTGCGCGGCTGCTGGCAGGCACAAGAAAACCGCCACGAGAGCGGTCGAGATAGCGCGGATCATGGGCTTACCTTCCGGGCCAGAGGAAATACGCCATCGCCACAAAGGCCACGATTGCAGCAACCGCTAGAACCTCTTCCATCAGATTGTCACCTCGAACACGATATCCCGCGTGGCGTTCGTGCGGTTGTAAGCCGTGGTGTAGGTGTCCTGATTGGCCGAGGATGTGTCGGAGAAAGTCACCGTCAGCATATCCGTGGCGGCGGAATTAATTGTTTCAGAACCGAGGTTGAGTGGTTCCGAGCGCGACGAAGAGTTGACCAGAAGCGCTGTGACGCCAATCACGTCGTCACCGGAATCCGCAAACCCTGAAGGGGTTGTGCCGGATGCGTCTGCGGACGTGCCAATCTTTGTGTAAGCAACCCATCCAGATTGGGTCACCTTTTTCCGTGCGCTGTCGAATGCACCCGATCCGGAAATGTAAAAAGTGACGATGTAGTTCTGCGTCTCGTCTAGCGTAAATGTCGTGGCGTCCGAGGTCAGCGTCGAGTTGGATGAAACCGTCCCGCCGTCTACACCGGAGAACAGGACCGTGACGCCGGTTGTCGAAAAGTCCCACGCATTGCCAGAACCGGCCTGCTGCTGAATGCGGCAAGTGGTGAACGTCAGCCCTTCGGCGGATGCCGATTGCAGCGTGACCTTGATCGACGTTCCAGATGTAGAAATCGACGCGGCGGGGATAAGCTGGCGCACGGCGTATGTCGATGAGTTGTTGAAATCGGCGTCAAGCGTAGAGGATGCCGTATTCGAAAAGGTATCCGTCGCAATGTACCCGTGCGGAATGCGCTCGCGTGCGCCGCTGTCCGTGAAATGCTGCACCGACACGCTGCCAGCCGATGCGAGGGCGGAATTGCGGACGGCAAAGGTCGTCGTCGGATCTGGGTCGAAGTCAACTTCCGTCGTGGAAGCCGCGTACCCGACAAGGCGAACCGCGTTCTGCGTGCCGGACGAAGGCACGGCAGGTTCCGTCTGCGTCAAAATGCCCGCAGTCCCCGAGGCCCACACACCTTGCCCCGCCGTCAACGCGGAAAAGCCCGAGACGCGACCAGGGCGGACCTGTGCCTGCCCCGTGTTCCCCGACGTGATCGCCGCAAGCGCAATACCAAGGCGCGGGGAAATCCTGACCGGTCCCGTCGCGTCTGAATCGACCTTGTACCAGCGGGTCGCGCCCGATCCGCGCTGGTTGAACAAATCCTGATAGATCAAATCCCGGTCTGCGAGGTTTTCGCCTGCGGTAATCGTGATTTGCGTCTTTAGCGCGTCCTCGACCTTCGCGTTCGTGATTGAGCCGTCCGCGATGGAGCTATTTCCGCTAACGCGCGAAAGCTGGAACGCGGTGCCGTCGTAGAGGATTTCGTAGTATTTGTTGGCGGTGATATCCCCGGCGACTAGGGCCGCGTCGTTAAGCTGGACCGCCTTCGCCACAAGACCTGAGACCGCAACCGTCGTCGCTCCGGTGTTCGCGCTCGATGAGGCTTTGAACTGGAACCGCTGGCCGGTGGCATATGCGGTGATCGAAGGGGTGACGGTGAGCGTCAGAGCGTCGGCAGTCCCGCCCGCTGTTCCCGCCCATGTAAACGAGTTATCGGCAACCTGACCCGCCGCCGCGTAGTCCGTGCGCGCAGACGCATTACCGACGCCCGTATGGCGATAAGTTCCCATCGGGAGGTTCGCCGTGGGTACGGTCTGCCCGTCTTTTGCAATAGACGCGGTGAGAGCGTTCGCAATGTCCGACAGGTCGGAGTTAACCGCAGTCGAACTGATAACCGTGCCGCTTACAAATGCGGCCTCTGGAAGGGAATAGGTTCCTGATCCGTTTCGGGCCACGATTTCAATTCCTTAGCTGTTAAAAGCAAAACCCCGCCGGGTTAGGGCGGGGCTGTGGTAAACTCGTCGGCTATGGACCCTGCGGCCCGCGCCTTTTTGATCGTCGGAAACATCGCTATCGTCGCCCTGCTAGTCGGGGCCGCCCATGTTGTCGGTTGGGCTGGCCCGTCCTATGCGGCGGGGTTTCTGAGCGGTGTGTCCCTGTTCTTCTGCTGGTACAAACTTCGCAACGGTAAGTGGCCCGATTAAGGGGCCGTGTATCCGCCCGCGACGGCACCGCCGCCCATCAAGGCACGAGCAAGCCGCGCACGATCCGAAGCGTTCATTTCGACCGACTGCATGGCCTGATTAAGTGCCTGCGTATTCCGCCCCGAAAGCATCTGAGCGAGTTGCGCCCTGACGGGTTCCGGTGTTCCCATGCGCGCCTTGGCGTCTCCGAGATACCGGACACCCGCACGAACGTAGTTCATCGGGTTGAGCGGGTTGGCTGCGAGACCCACGAGGTCTTGCGCCATGCCGCCAGGATCGCCGTTTAATGCCGCATCTGCCGCCATGCGTTCGGCGGTTTTCGAATTGCCCTTGATCGCGGCGTAGCTATCGAACATCGTTCGTTCGTTGTTGAGCATGTCGATATATCGGCGAAACGTGTCTTTGTCCCCGAAAGCCGCGCGGATACGATCTTCCAGCGCGGGGATATCCATAACCTTTTTAGTCGCGTCGGCGCGGACGTTGAGGTTATCGAGTTTACTTTTGATTGCCTGCGCCGCGCCCATACGGAACGCTTCCTGATCTTCCGGCGTCATCTTGGCAAGGCTGGCCGCAATGCTCTTGGCGTTCCCGAATTCCGCGCGGTTCATAAAGGCGGTTCCGGCTTCCGCCGCTTCCGTCGTCCGCCATGCCGCTGCCGTTCCCGTTCGACCCGCGTTGTATGCCTGCCCGCCCTGCCCCGACGATTCTATGGCGGAAACGAGCTTGTCTTGAAACTCGCGGATTTTGGCTTGGCCGACCTTGCCGATTGAGTTGCGGCCTTCACCGGACGACATAAGGTCATCAATCGCCATCTTGGCTTGATGCAAGGTATCAATTGCGATTTCTGGCCTGTCGCCCTCGTCCACGACAAACGAACGAACGCGCTCTAGGGCCGACTTGATGCCGCCCTTTGACCGTCCGATTTCGTCGTCCAAGTCTTTCAGCATCGGGGCAACGTCTACGAGGTCGCCGGAAGCGTTCGCGGCGTTGTAATTCCTGCCCTGCGCCTTGCGCTGCGCCGCCGCCTTGGCGAGTGTTGCGTCGAACTTGTCGGGAATTAGGCCGTCAATCCCCGACATGACGCGCTGCGTCTGCGAGCCGGAAAGCACGTTGTCCGCGTTTCGGACGCCCTCTTGACGTGCAGTAACGAAGCCTTCAAGCGCCGCCTTGCCCCGCCCCGGAGCGCGTGCCGTGGCCGCTGCAAGGGCCTGCGAGTTGGGGCCTACGTCGAGTAGAGCCGCATCGGGGCCAAGCTGCTGGACGCGCGCCAATGCCGCCTGCGGGTCCATCCCGTCACGCTGTAGGGCTTCCGCAATCTTTCGCGCCGCGACCGTAGATTGGTTTGTCGCGCCCATGCGACCGATGGTCTGGTCCGCAAGATAGCGAAGCCCCTTCGATGCACCTTCTACAAGTGCGGGAGCCGCTGCACCCACGGCACCACCGACCAGTCCCCCCGTAAGCGCACCCTCGCCCCGGTCGCCTAGATCGCCTTCCGCCGTATTGAAGCCGTAAGCCGCACCACCAAGAGCGCCGCCCGCTGCCGACCGAGCCGTATTGGCGAGCATCCCCGCGCCCGCCTGAGAACCTGGCAAAAGCCGCGCGAGCGGGTTCGCCATGCCAGCGACCATATCCATGCCGAACGCGGCCACGGGGGATGCTTCGCGCGCCTGTTGCGTGCGGCGGACGCTATCGTTACGCCCGGAGGAATAGGCATCCGAAATCGCGCCGGGTTGCGGCATCGGCGTGGAGCCAATCTGCGAGGTCGGAAGCCCGAACCGTTCCGCAATGCCCCGCGCGCCCGTCTCCGCAATGCTTCGCGCGCCCTGAATGACTGGCGCAGCCATCCGAGCCGCGCCTGCCATTTCGTTATTTAGGCCGAGCGTGAATGTCTCGTTCATCACGTCGGACAGCCCGCCTTGACGGCCACCGGACGCGGGCTTCGGGACGTTCTGCCGCGCAAACTCGATGACTTGATCCGGCGTTGTTCCTTCCGGAACCTCAAAACGGGCAATGCGCCCGTCGTCCAGCTGGATCTTCGCAATCGGCATTAGGGGGAACCTTCAAAGCCGAGGAACTTGATGCCGCCACCGGACGCGGGGGCTTGTGCGGGAGTTTGAGCCGGAGCCGCCTGCCCACCACCGCCGAAAAACTTTTGGAACGGCTGGCGGTTCTGGTTGAGCGTCGGGGTTTTGGTGTTCGTCGGGTCGAAGATCGGATTGGCATCGAGATAGCTCTGCCAATGCTGGTCAGCACCGCGAAGGCTTCCGCCGTTTGCCGTGGCGTAGGCTTCCATAAATGCAAGCCGGTCCTGCTGAAGCTGTTGGGCAGCCCGACGCCCCGCAATGATGTTGCGGTTCGTCTGCGGGTCTTTATCGACGCCGACCGTCGCGGACTGAAACATGCGCGCATCAAAGTCAGACGTTGCGCCGCTGCCCGGCTGGCGCATCGTCGGCGCGATCTTGTCGGAAAGAGACTGCATTTCCCGAACCTCGGGATCGAACACACCCGCCACGCCGCGAGCAAGTCCGCCGACAAGCGGGAGGCTGTAGATGCCGCCCGTCTTTTGCACGTCCTGAAGCTGGCCGAACCGGTTTAGGTCTGCCATGGCCGCGCGGCCTTGTGCCGTTTCTTCGCGGAGACCGGAAAGCTCGCGCTCGGTATTCTTCGCCTGTTCGCGTGCGAGTGCTTCCGCTGCCTTCGGGGGAAGCGTCGATAGCGGGTCCACCGGCTGAAGGGGGACGCCCAACTGACCGGCAAGCGCCTGACGCTCTTCGGGGACCATTGCGGGGGGCATCGTGTTAGTCGCGCCAGGAGTTGGGGCGCGCATACCCGCCGCCTGCGACTGTGGAACGTATGTGCGCTTCGTCGGGTCGTTCGGGTCCACCGTCTCGACAAGCGGGTCCGCTCGATTTCCGGCGCGAAGCTGCGCGGCTTCAAGCGCGGTGCGGCGGTTCATTTCTGCGAGCGCCGTCTGCTGCTGCCGTGCGGCTTCCGCCTGCTGTGCGGTGAAATCGCGCTGTGCCGCCGTCTGCTCGTTGCGTGCGGCGAGGTCGCGGTTAAACCGTTCGCTCTCCATTGCCGCCCTGCGCTGCTCCGCATCCTGCGCCGCGCGCTGCTGTATCGACATTTGGCGAAACTGCATGGCTTGCGGGGCCGTGTCGGGATTGGCCGCGAGTGCAGCCGCCATAGCCTCGGGATCGTTTGCGGAGAACGCCCCCTGCATCGTGGTCGTGTACGCCCTCTGGCGTTCGTCCGCGCGCTGGTCCTGCTTCTGGCCAATGAGTCCACCGGCAAGAGCTTGGGCAAGACGCGCGGCACCCTGCGTCCAATGCTGGACCGGAGAACTGTCCGACCCCTGCCCAATTAACTGAGCGGCGAGACGATCACGGTATTCTGAGCGGCGGGCCTGTGACCCGTAAAGCGGAGACTGAGCCATCTATTACCCCCAATATCCGCCAGCGAGTGAACCACCGAGAGCCGCGCCGCCAAGGCCGAACAGTCCGCCCATTGCCGCGTTGTTCTGGCCCATCTGCGACTGATACATCGCATTCTGCTGATTTGCCGCCAAGCCCTGCGCGCCGATAATGTCCGTGCCCTGCACACCCGTCTGCGGGGTATTGACATACGAAGGCGTCGAAAGCTGAGTACCGCCCGCGAGTGCTGCGAGTTCGTTAAGCGACTGCTGACGGGGCAAGAGCATTTCCCCGATCTGGTTCTGCCGGGACTGCTGCATACGGGAGTATTCGTTGCCAGCGAGGTTTCCGGCGTTTAGGTCGGCACCCAAGAGGAAGTCATTGTACCCGCGATTGTATTGATCGAAGGCGTTGTTATACGCAACCGTGCCGGGGGTCAGACCTTGGTTTGCAAGCTGCGTCTCTAGCGCGGTGCGCTGCTGATCGAACTGCGGCTGAGAACGAGTGATAAGCGCCTGGCGCTGCTGATCCCTGAATGCCGTGTCATATGTCGGGGCCGCACCGAGCGTCGAAAGATCAACAGGGCTGGATAGCGTACCCTTGACGGAATTCAGAAGCGCGTTTCCGGTCTGCCCGTATGTCTCGGAAGCGTTCTGCCGCTCGTCAAAGATGCGCTGCTGTTGCGGCGTCAACGTCTGCGTAGCGTTGAAGCGCGGCGTGCCGTCGGCCCATGTTCCGTTCTGCGTGTATTCAAGTGACCCACTCGGGCCATACTGGTTCATCGCATTGAGGCCAGTTTGGGCAATGGCGGTTTCCTTGTTAGCAGCCCCTTGCGCGCGTGCCGTCGCGGACGCATCAATCGGCGTGGGAGCCTGTGGCGAACTTTTACCCATGTACTACGCTCCGTAAACCCGCGCGTAGTCGGGCGCGAGCATTTGACATATGACGCCGTGCTTCTTTGGCCCGTAGACGTGCGGGACAATTGGCTTGCGTTTAAATCCGATGTGTTCGTTTACCTTCAGCGCGCGAACGTTCTCGATAGGCGTCATCGTCCAGACCATCCACACACCCAACTGCTTGAACGGGTAGTGGAGAAGCGCGCGGATTGTTGCCTTCGTCGCCCATAGCGGACTGTCCGCCGCCATGCTCAATTGCACGTTCTGCAAGGGCTTCTGATATTCGTGGTAGACGATGCCCGCGTACAACGTCCCGCGTTCTGCGCTTCCGACGCCGATTGCGACACACGGGCCAAACTGCCCGCCGTGCATGTGAGGGATACGGGACGCGACCCATTCGGCCACTTGTGCGTCATGGCCGAACAACAGACGAGGTTCCGAACGCATTAGCCCCTATAAGCCCACGGGCTGACGTACTGGCGACCAAACGGGCTGTAAGTCGAGTTCAACGCGCCGTAGGTCATCCGTCCGCCGTTCTGCTGGTTCGACGGGGTTGTCCCCATGAGAGCCTGAGCAATAGGCGATACGCCCGACCCGGACGCGCCGGATTGCGTGGGGTTGTAGTTATCCGCCGTACCGGAAACCGGGCCTTCATTATCCGTTTCGCCGGAAGGGCCGATTGCCGCCGTGGTCTGCCCCGTCACGCTGCCGGATGCGGTCTGTGTATTCGGTGCGGACTGCGGGCCGTTAAAGCCGGTCATGCTCGCAATTCCGCCGATGGCGCGATCCGTCAGAGAGCGACCCGCAACGCCGGGGGATGCCGAAGCCATGCCGACAAGATTATTCACCAAGCCGAACGCGCCCGGCATGGCTACGTTCGCCAGCGTCGAAAACGGCTTGTCCTGAAGGTCTTGCACAAACTCG